GTGATTAGACCAAGACCGTAGATTGCGTACCATGCAAGAGCGTGCTCACGACCGAAGTCAAGAATACCGCCGTCACGAAGCTCAACTGGAAGTGAGATAGCGTGACCGAATGCGTTGTCTCCAATAAAGATTGCTGAATAGCGGTCTGAACCACCATTACCTGTCTTTGTTGCTGGAGTTGTGTATCCGCCACCAGTTGGGTATGAGATAGAAGCTGGATCAACAGCTGTATCTGTGGTGTATGAAGTACCAGCACCACCAACTACCTTCTGGATCTGTGTTGTTTCGATGAATACTGTGTCGTATAGACGACCAATCTCACCTAGCATGAAGTTACCAGGAGCTGCGTACTTTGTTACTTCGATGAACTCTGCGTTGTCACGAAGCTTACGGCTCTGGTGTGGGTGAACGAATGCAACATATGTCTCACCAAGGCGAGGAATGTTCTTTGTTGCTAGTGTTTCTACTGCGTCTTTAACTGTCTTTGTTGACAAGTCGAATGCGCCGGTCATTGAAGCACGTGATGTGCCCTTTGTACCTGCTCCGTACCAGTCATTTGCAGCTGTAAGACTTGAGCGATCTTCACCGTAGATTACGGATGAAGCTGCCATAAGTGTGTCACGAGCCTGGCCATCAAGGTAGAGAGCCATGTTACGTCCAAGAAGACGTGAAGCTGATGCCATAACGTCATCGAATGATGCGTTAAGTAGGAGCTCTGATACTGCAATTGCGTATCCGTGCTCAGCAACAGTGATTGAGAACTGCTGTGCAGTTAGTGCGTTTGTTGACATACGTACGCCTTCAACCAATGGAGCTGCGAAGCCTAGGTTGTTGTAACGCATGAAGTTGATCTGGAGACCAGGTGCGACGCCTAGTTCTGTCTTCTTAACAGCGAACTGTTCGAAGCGAAGAATAGGCATTGACTGGAAAAGAATTTCCTTAGACCAGATGGTCTGAATTGCTTGTGTAAGCTGGCTGTTAGAACCAGAATACGCGGTAGGTGCTGCGGCTAAATTGCCGGTACCTGTTACGGCTGATGCCATGTCGGTGTTACTCCTTATTCATATATGTTAGGTTGAGTTAAAAGGTAATTACTTACCCGAAGATTCCCTTATTTTGATTGTTTGCTCCTGGGAACAAACGATCTCTGTATTTTGCGTACTCGGTAACCGACATTGCGGCAATCTGATCCGCGGTGAACTGTTGTTGTGCCGAATTGTTTTCCATGGTTGGAGGCAAAGTAGTACTTGTGCCTTTCATGTCACGACGAGCAGATTGCATAGCTTGCTGCGCCGATTCTAGGATCTTAGACGAACGTTCTCTAAGCCCAGTAATACTCTGTTCTATCTCGTCTGCACTATTTCCTGAGATTAGATCTACAAGCTCAGGCATAATATTGTCCTGCTCTTCAGCAAGGCGACGATTACGGTAAGCTGTAAGTTCAGCATACTGACGCTCACGCTCTAGAAGTGCATCTTTACGAGCACCTTCTTGACGAATTTCTTCGAGCTTGGATTCCCATTCTTGCTCCTTCTTTTCAAGAAGTGCACGAACATCCATTTCAGCTTCTGCCTTCTTACGGGCTTCTTCTTCTTTCTCTGCTGCGATGCGATTAGCTTCTGCAAGTTGCGCTTCGCGGTCCTTCTTAAGTAGATTAATTTCTTCCTTGAGCGAATCAATCTGTGGGTAAAGCTTTGACTTCTCTTGTTCCCGAACTCGTTGAAGATCTACTTCTGTGTATCCTGCCTTTGAATCTGTGACAGGAGGTACTACTGCTTGCTGTGCTGGTGATGCTGTGCCTGCAACTTCAGAAGTAAATGCTTCTTGAGCCACTGCACTATCAACAACGTTTGATGTTGTTTCTGACATGCGTATTCCTTTAGGTTAAGAGGTCGTTGTCCGATTTAATGCCACGATGACCTGCGGGTTAGTTTGGTACATAGCCTGACAAACTTTTTACGATTTGTCAGCCTAAATCACTGGTTTTGTTCAGAATTAGGTGTATCGGTTTGGGTACTTGCACTCTGTCTAGGAGTTTGACTACCATATGCCTTTACAACAATTTCTTGTTGAAGCTGTCCAAGTGTTGCTTCTTCAAATGGGGTAATGATTCCAGGTTGTCCTAACGGACCAGGACCAGTTCCATCTCCAGGAGCTGCTCCAGGAGGAAGAGTTCCATCAGGCATCATACCAGTAAGTGATGTGATTGCTGAATTTATCTGTTGCTTAACGAGAGCAATAGCTCCGTCAGCCTTAGCGTCAGCAATAAGTTCTGCACGAATTTCTTCAAGTTTCTGATCTGGGAATTCCTCGCCAAGTTGACGTAGAGCTCCTTCACGGCTTTCAAGCTGCATATTCATCTTCTGCTGAATTTCGTTGAGTACAATCAACTTATCTAGTGGAAGTGGAGGAGGCATGTGGATAACTGATTCGTAAGTTATTGGGTCTGCAAAGTCAAGCTGGGTAAGTTGACCTGGCTTGATTGGTCCATTAACTGCAGGATTGTAAACAAACAGCCCTGGTTCTTTAAATGCAAGGGTTAAAAGAACTAACTCATTAATACGTTCTAGTCCTTCTTCGTACTGCACCAACTTCTGGTGGTAACGGTTCATCAAAGGCTGATACTGAATAGCTAGGGCAACACCTGAGGTGTTAGAAATTGGTTGTACCTGTCCAAGTGCGGACTCTGGGACACCCACCATTTCATGCATGGCTGTCTTAACGATTTTAAGGTACTCCATAGCCCCCATAAGGCCTTGCCCACCTCCGTCTAGGTTAAAGACCTGTGCGTCCTTAGGAAGGCCCGCCCAGACCTTCTTAGGGCCCTTTTCAAGAGAGGATGCCTTAGCTCCAGTGATAACTGTTACTGGTGCGGCGTGGTAATTGATAATGTCTGCAATATCTGTCGCAACTTCGTTGTAATTGCGATTAAGAGTAATAACGTCGTGGCAATCGCTGAGGCCCCAAGGAGAACCAGAAACACGAACATTAGGAATATGAATAACGGGAACCACGCCAATAGGGTTAGGACGGGAGTCAATAAGTTCATCATTAATGTATTCCTCAATACGGTCATCAGTCAAGATTTCAGTATATGTGTATACCTGGCGTGTGCCTTCTATAGAAGTTCCCCAGAAACGGTACTTAAGTTTGAAACGAATCAAACGTGAACGGTCATGTGGGTGAAACTCTGGAAAACAAAAAGAAGAGTTAAGAGGAAGAATACGAACACGTCCTGGATGAGGGCGGCCGGTAGAATCTTCATATGGTTCTTCATAAGCTACCTTAACAAAGCAGTCGCCTGATACGCCGCCTTGCTGGCCCATTTCCCACAGGATACCGTGCTTGTCGTTATCGATCTCCCACACACGCTTTAGAATGTCTGGGACTATTGCCTCAGTCTGCTGCGGGCTGCGGAACATAACGCCACGGCTAAAAGTAAAGTTAATAATAAAATCTGTAAAAGCACGGTAATAGTTATATACCATCTGTGACTCACCAATTTCACGGCGATAAGACCAGTGGTGCCCTAGATACATCGCCCAGTTAAGTGAATAACGATTTAGGCGTGGACCGTGTACTTCGAATTCTTCATCAGCAAGTTCCACTAGACCTAGTGGTGAAATGGAGATGGTTAAGTCAGATGACGCCGCCCTATAACTGGGAGGTGAAAAATCCATACCACCGCTCATTGATTACATCCTGACTTCATAGTTGCCCCCAACTTAAACGACGAAACCTGATTGTTTCTTCTTCTTTTTTTCTAAAGCTTTTTTACGTTTTTCTTTCTCAATATTTTCTTGCTTAAAATCACGTAGATCTGGATCAACTTCTTTAATTGAATCCACAAAGCCGCCGCCTTGTCTTGCATATTCATTTCCAAACCACTTAGCAGCTGGAAAGCTTAAACCGTTAATCTTACGTGAAGGATACTTTGCCTTAGCTTGCGCTAACAACATGTTGTACAACTTCGGATTATTCGGTTGTGCCATGGTCTCCTCCTATATAGGTCTCCAGCTCCGGAGAAAGGGGTACAGAGCTGGAGACCAGTATAGTCTATCGTATGTTTTAGTCTAAGACTGAAGCTGGGTTCATACGCTCCTGGCGGGCGCCACTGCGTACAACCTCTTCGATAACGACTGTAGAGTGATCTCCAAAGTTACCTTGAGCGAACTCGCCTAGGTATGTTGGAGCTTCTACCCATGCAGCTGATCCTACGTGAGCACGCTCACGCATTGTCTCATCTGCATACTTTTCCATAACGTTCATGTTGTGGTTAGGACGTCCTTCTGGAGTGTCATAACCTTGATCCAAACCAAGTTGGAAGTCATTTGGTACATCTGTGTCTGTTGCAATACCTTCTTCAAAGCGAAGTGGGCCACGAAGGCCTGGTGTTGCAGGTGACATCTTACGTTCGTAAGTTGCGCCTACCTTCTCAGGGAACTGAGGTGTTGGGGCGATATTTTCTACTGCCATTTTTTATTCTCCTATAGGATTGGGATTGAGGTCCTCATGCATTATTCTCGCTTCTATTTAGGCATTAGTCAGCCTAAAGAGGTACTTTTTAGAAGAAAGGACTTGCTGAAACTTCGATTGTTGGCATAACTAGTTCTTGGGTAAGGGAGCACGCTAATGCTAACGAGTCCACGAAGTCATCGTGGGCATGCACCTCATCTGGAGCAGCTACCATAAAGTTAGGGCCTTTGTACTGTACTTCGGCATCCGTCATCTGCTGGTAAAACTTTTTCCAAATACGTAGGCGACGAGTCTTTGCATGGGCAGGCCATGAGACCATCTGACGTTGAATTAGCGCCTGAAGGTGCTTCCAACGCTTTGACTGCTCTGTAGGGCTCGATGTAACCGGAATTACTTCTGCACGAGGCATTAAGATCTTTAATCTTCCGGCCACTGCATCACCAACACCATTAGCGTCGATTCCAATTGCAAGTACATCATACGCTGATAGGAACTGCTGAATTTGAAAGTACTGCTCTTCCCAATCATCGCCTTGCATCTCAAGCCAATTTAATACTCTATGATCATAGTAACCGTACTCATCAGGACGATCCCAGTCTACCCAAACTACTGTAACAACTGTTGAGTCCATTTTGCGTGCAGGGTCAATTCCTACGACCACTGGAGATCTATGCCAAGACTTAACAATTTCTTGCGAGGTGTCACCAAGATCATCCATAATTGACGTTGTAACGAACATACCTCGTTCCAGCAACCACTTGCAGTTGTAAGATAGCTGAAACTCATCAGAGTCCTCACTAATACGAAGCATTTCTTTCTTAATAAACTTTTCATAGTTAGGGTTTACCTTTGCCACATCTCGCCAGTCCCATTGAAAATGATTCTGCTTGGCATTTCGGCTAGTCTGTCTACGCTTGTTAAATTGAATAGCCTTATAGAAGTTATTCTTGTGGGTAGTTGGTGTACCTGTTTTAACCATAGTAGCGTTGTAGTAAGCACCCATAGGAGAAATAGACTTTGCCACTACGAAGTCATCTGCTTCTTGGCACTCGTCAATAATAATAAGGTGAAAAGACTTAGATTCAATCTTTGCACGAGGGTTAGCAGTCATCATCATAAGGCTACTGCCTGAGTTCTTAAGGCGGATGTTCCTTACTACGCCTGGGGTTTTAGAAACCATATCATCAATTTCAGGATCACCAAGTACATCTAGAGCAGCCTCGCTAGTTAGGCGAGATACTGTACGAGAATATAGGGTTTCTACCTGTGATTGAACTGGAGCAAACATTCCCACCATAATTCCATCACCAAACTTACCCATCAACTCTGGGTACATTTTAGCTAGGCGTGGAAGAATAACCATAAGAGTTGCCACTGTATTAGCAATAGTTTCTGACTTACCACTCTGACGAGAAGCCAGGGCGGTGATTTCTTCACCGTCGTTAATAATTACTGACTCTATCAATCTACGGGCTAGAGGTTGCTGGTAGACGTGAAGCTCGTGCCCAACCAAGACTTTCATAAAGCCCATAATCTTTTCTACAAGAGCCTTTACAAACTCTTTAGATAGTTCGTCTAAACCGTCGTCTTCAACTTCTTCTGGAAGAACGTTACCAAACTCGTCAAAGTCATCCGGCTCTAGCTCGTCAAACTCAGCAGTTGTCACAGGCCATGTCTTTCACTAAGCGTGTTTAAAATAGCATTTAAAGACTCAGCACCTAAGCGTGCCTCTGCTAAATTATCTTTGTACTGTGTTTTCTGCCAGGCAGACAAGTTACGGCCAACTGAGTACATAATTTGATCCGTCCAAGTAAGTAACTCTTGAGTAGGTAGAGTATTTACTCTACGCTGTACTTTAGTTAATTCTTTTACAGTTTTGCTTTTTCTTTTAAAGATCTTCATACGGTGCCCCAAATCTAATTATGTCCCAATCAACTTCGTCTTGTTTCATGCTACGCCCGTTAACTGCATTAGTTAACGCTTGACTTTCAGTATAGCGCTTAACCCACTTACCCACAACAATAGACTGTCTTGTTAGTGGAAGTCTTAAGCACCAACCTTTACCAAAACGGTAAGGTTCGTCAATCTCTTGTGTTTCTGCACGCTCTAGTACTACTGGTGGTTTTACTGGGTAAGTCATTAGATGCCAGTAAAACTTCCCAACGTCATGCGTCTTCGCCATTATTTTCGCCCGTTCCCTCGCACCAGTGGTCTGGTACTTCATGCTCTAATACTATCACAGCACATTCTTTACAACGAAAAAGCTTAGGAGATTTAAAATCAGTCTGTGCTGTAGCGCCCCGCTCATATTCCTCATCAAAGGGTACATAGTCTGTAATTATTTCTGGACTTATAAATAACTCTGGTGGAAATGGTCCTCTTGGTGCATGAGAACTAGATGGAACAGGATGACCTTGTTTTGTAATAATTCTTTGTACGATTCGCATTTTTACCCCTTTTTTAGCATTCTGTGATCTATCTTACACTATATTTCCGTTTGGCGGTTGCACCAACCCTGTATTTACTGCTAGGATAGATATAGGGACAGGAAACTGCCCTAACACTAACTACGTAACAAAAGGGTTGCAACTAGCTCGGCAGACAGACGCTGAGCTATTTTTTATCTGGTGACAGTAGATAAAGGATTCGGGTTGGCCTTCTAGCCTAGGAGATAGTGTGAAGTTTAATGAAGAGATTATTTTAAAAGCAAAAGCCACCTTAATGGTAGCTATGTTAACCATAGTTACTACAAACCAGGCTTATGCGGTCTATAACCGGGTTGATACGCCCACTGTGATCACTGCCCCAGAGGTAGTTGATCCTCTTGATAAGTATCGGGAGATAACTAAGTTCACCCCCACAGAGCTGGCAGAAATGCTTGAACTCGTTGGTTTTGAGGGATATTCCCTAAAGCTAGCTTGGTCAGTAGTTATGCGAGAATCTCGTGGCAACTCAGGCTCCCACAATAAAACGTCCTCAACCGGAGACAACTCCTACGGCCTATTCCAGATTAATATGCTGGGATACCTTGGAGAAGACCGAAGAGAAAAATTTGGTATTAAATCTAATGCTGAACTCTTAGATCCAGTAACTAACGCCCAAGCGGCTTTCTACATGACTAGTCGTGGAGAAGACTTTGGGTCCTGGGGATTAGGACCAAATGCATACGATGGAACGGCTTCTGAAACAGCGGTAACGGTGTGGCTAAAAGACTTTCCTAAGTAAATAGAAAAGGCCCCGAGAGGGGCCTTTTTTATTACTTCTTTCCTGCCCTACGTTTATTCTCTTTGGCAGTGTTCTTACCGTGCTTTAGAGGGCGCAAGTTACTAGCACTATCGTTGTCGTGGTTGTTATCCTTGTGGTCAACATCTGTACCTTTAGATAACTTGCCGTGCTTCTTTTCATACTTAGCACGAGCAGCATTCTTAGATGTAGTGTGCCACTTACCAGACTTATCCTTGTAATGCTCAACAATAATCTTACGGCCGCCATTAGCAGCAGAGCCTTTATACTCTTTGCCGCCAGCTACTTCTTTTTTCTTAGTTGCCATTTTTTGCACTCCAAGGAATTGTTTTTACCCCAGCCTTGTTTTCTTTTTTAACTGGGCGTTTTCTAATAGCTGTTTTAGGAACTCTTGCTATTGCTGCTGCTGTGTCAGCCTCAGTACCTGGTCCTTCATCACGCCATTTTTCCATTTTAAGCATAGCATCTACGGAATTTTTACCAAAGTCAGCTGTAAAATCATCGTTATTACGACCCATTATCTATACCCCGCCGTTTTCTTTGCTATCTTTTTTGGTTGAGCTACAAACTGTTTTCCTGATTTGTTGCCTTTTGCTTTAGCTTTGTTTGTCGCAGCTTTTTCTGATGGAGATAGGGAATCCCAAGCTTTATCTGGAAGATAACGCTTCTTACCTTTAGACTCTTTACCGTCAGAGGTACGCCATTTTTCCTTGGTCCATTTACTTAAAGACTGTTGCGACTTAGCTTTAGCCATTTTAGTCCTTGTAGCCTCCGCCAGCTTTCTTATACTCAGATGCTAATAACTGAGCTTTTCTAGCTGACCATTCTCCTGGATCTCCACCTTTAG